TGGCAACAAGGTCATCACTCTTCGCGGCACTTTTGATCATTCGGTTGGTGCCGATTCGCGAGCTAACATTCACTTGGCGTTCGCGCTTCATCGCGCCCGCTACGACGTTTATTCGTCAGCCGCTGAACGGGAGGTTTTGAACTCGTTCGAGTTCGAGAACGCTGTGGCTCACCCCGCATACTTCGACAGCCCAGTTACTGCTCGTGAGATTGCCACCGTTGAGCTATTCCGCGCCTTGGATGAAGTTGTGTCGAAGCGCCCGTCTTTACCTTCCAACGTTGTGCGGTTGCTGTATTATCTCGCCGCCAACGACCCTCCTGTTGAGACCTTAGGCTTGCTTCTGTGCATCTCGCGCAGTTCGCTGCCAAAGATCTCGACACTGTCGTCGGCATCAACCTGTTTGTTGCTTTCTTTGCAGGCGATGACCATCTTTCTGCCCACCAGACGCAGGATGCTGCTTTCATTGCCAACACCACTAAGTCGATTGAGGCTTTGTTTGTGTCGCATGGGTTTCGGCCCAAGTTGAAGCATGCTGAACGTCTGGCGGACGTTGAGTTTTGTAGTCAGTTGCCATGGATTGTTCGCGATCCTGAGGGCGGCCTTCAGCCCCCTGGTCGTTCTGAGAGTCTTTCTGGATGTGATGGCTTCGGATTTTCTACGATGTCTAAGGGCTTGTACACCCTACTTCTTGGCCCGAAGCTCGGAAGACTCATGCCGAAGGCTTTCTTTGGCGTCCCCATTCTCCATCCTGATCCAGCTACACAGCTTGCGATGCGGACGGCCCAGCTTCACTCGCTGGCTTACGCCTACAACATGGCTGCTGGTCATCTGCCTATCATTGGCACCATTTGTCGCTTCATCCTGTCTGCTTTTCCTGAGCGCATTTTTACTGCTGCCGAGAAAGCGACCTTCAAGCGCATCAGCGGCCATGAGCTTGACCACATGGAGCATTCCCAGGCCATGCGCTTGGAGGGTATTCATGGTCGTAGTGTTACCCTTTCAGAGGACCTTTTGACCGAGACTGTTGAGCCTCCCTCCATTGTTGACTCCTTCACTTATGCTTTTGCGAATGAGCGTTACGGTGGCGATTCGGCCCGTGACGATCGCGAGATTGCTATCCTCTTGTTGGGGTTCGCGTCGAGGCTCACTGCAGGCAAAGCTCTCATGCTCCGCTCTGCTTGCTTCGAGCGTTATGTCTCCAAGGATGCTGATGTGTCCGATAAGGATGCCG